TGCCTGCTCAACGCAAGATCATGGAAATCCGGTTCGTGGAACGCGACCTGTCCTTCTTCCAGTTAGGAAAGCAGGTTCCGTACATGTACGGACTGTCGCTCGAAACCTTTAAGTTCAATGGCGAATTCATCAACACCGGCATCGAAGAAATCGACTACATGGCAGACGAATCGACAGTCTCTACCAACTATGATCTGGATGCGAACAGCTATTCCACTGTATCGTTTGAACGATATGAGGTTGCCTATCAGGGAACTCACGGTGATGTTGCGAATGCGAATGCGAAAGGCATCGTAGTGACCTTTGATCGTCCTACTGGTGTGCTGCGATTGCGTAACATCAAGGGCGAGTTTTCCAATACGACCAACGCCAATATCATCTACGGCAGTGCGACAAACGCCCATGCCAATTTGAGAAACTATAACATCCTCTATGATGCCACGATTCCACAGGGCGAGATTGGTGACAATGTAATCATCGAATCAGAAGCCAATGTTGTTCTTGACTTCTCAGAATCGAATCCATTCGGTAATCTATAATGCTCCCACAATTTCACTACTATCATCGAATCATTCGTAAGCTCGTAGTTTCGTTTGGGTCTATGTTCAATGACATGCGGCTGGTGCGTTACGACCAGACCAACAACGCGGATATTGAAATCGAACGCATCAACATTCCTCTGATGTACGCATCAAAGGAAAAGTGGTATATGCGAATCGCCAATTCGCCAGACTTGATCAATCCAATGAACCTGACGCTGCCACGCATGGCATTCGAAATGAATGGAATCTCTTACGATCCGCTGCGCAAAATCAGTAGCTTCACTGAGCAATTTGCCACAGGGTTGCCGTTGGGACTCAAGAAGGTCAAGTGTACTCCATACAACTTTGACTTCAACCTGTATATTTTCGTGCGTAATACTGAAGACGGTGCTCAGATTATCGAACAGATTCTACCTAACTTCGCACCAGACTACACGATGACCATCGACTTCGTGAATATTAACAGCCTCAAGATGGATGTGCCGGTTGTATTCAACTCCATCACCTATGATGACTCGCATGAAGGTGATCCTGAGTCTACACGGTCTATCATCTGGACACTGAATTTCACGGTCAAGGCATACATGTTCGGACCTGTCGGTGATATCAAGATGATTCGTAAGGCAATCTCCAATGTCTACGACAACACCTTTGAGACTAATCCACTCAAGGAGATGACTCTTTCTGGTGGAAATGGAGACTACAAGATTGATGAATTGGTCTATCAAGGACCAACCATAGACGAGGCGACTAGCACCGGTTTCGTCAAGAAATGGGACACGACTGCGAATACTCTCGTTGTTTATGACACCAACGGAACCTTCCGTGTCAACAATGCGATAATCGGTGCTGTGACCGGAGCTAGATACAATGTAGCGACCTTTGGAATCAATTCGAACCAGATGGTGAAAATCACTGTCGAACCAGTACCAAATACGGCTAATACTTTGGCAGAAGCTTTTGGCTTTTCAACTAACATTATTGAATATACCTAATGACAGAACCAACCAGTGAAGTAGACAAGAACCTAAACACGATCCTCAATGTTGAATACGAAGTAGTAGAATCTAACACCTCTACAGAAGTCGTTCCAGCCGAGGAGCATCTTCCTGTGTCTGTGACCGGTGGAACAGATCGTGATGTGGCATACGATTATGAATTCTCACGCATCACCCACCGAGAACTGATTGACAAAGGCACAGAACTACTTGCCAATGCGTCTAGGGTTGCGGTAGAATCGCAGCATCCTCGCGCCTATGAGGTCGCAGGACAGTTGCTCAAGACCGTATCTGACATGACCGACAAGCTCATGAAGCTTCAGAAGGACAAGAAAGAGATGGAAGCTGCCGTTCGACGCGGCGGCAAGGCGTCGGCATCGGTCAACGTCGAGCAAGCCGTATTTGTCGGATCCACTTCTGATCTACTAAAGCAGGTTCGCGGCACTAACAATGAGTGAAGTCACCCTTAACTATTTGGGAAATCCCAAGCTAAAGCGAGTCGGTGTCAAGGTTTCAATGACCCAATCGCAGATGGACGAGTATACCAAATGCGCTCAGAGTCCCGAATACTTCATCCAGAATTGGGTGAAGATCATCACTCTGGACAAGGGTTTCGTACCCATCAACCTCTACGACTTCCAGAAGAAAGCCGTGGGCATTATCGACAAGGAACGGATGGTCATCATCAAGGCTGGTCGGCAGGTGGGAAAGACCACCATGGTCGTCGGCTACATCCTATGGTACGTCCTGTTCAATGAAGCCAAGTTCGTCGCCATCCTCGCAAACAAGGCAAAGACAGCCAGAGAAATCCTCGGACGCATCCAGATCGCCTATGCCGAGCTTCCATGGTGGATCCAGCAGGGCGTAGTCGAGTGGAACAAGGGCGATATCGGACTAGAGAATCAGTCCCGCGTCATGGCAGACTCGACCGCATCGACCGTCATCCGTGGATACGCATTTAATTTCGTCTATCTGGACGAGTTCGCGTTCGTTCCTAACAACATTGCCGACGACTTCTTCACCTCCGTCTACCCTACCATCACCTCCGGTCACTCTTCGAAGATCCTGATCAGTTCGACGCCGCACGGCATGAACCACTTCTACAAGATGTGGACGGATGCCACCCAAGGGCGGAACGGATTCGTGCCGATTGAGGCTAGCTGGCGTGAGGTTCCCGGCAGGACCGAGGCGTGGGCGGCGAACCAACGGAAGGTTCTTGGCGATGACAAGTACCTACAGGAAATGGAGTGCGAGTTCCAAGGCTCGACAGGCACCCTCATTTCGGGTATGTGTCTCAAGTCACTGGCATTTGTCAGACCAAACACCTTCGAAGGCATCACCGGACTGTGCTTCTACGAGCGCCCAATCAAGGGTCGAAAGTACGTACAAGTTGTCGATACTTCGCGTGGAAAAGGGCTTGACTATTCCGCTTTCGTCATTGTGGATGTAACTGACATTCCATATAAGGTCGTTTGCACGTACAAAGACAATGATATTAGTCCTATCGTCTTCCCTTCCATCATTTCTAAGATCGGTAAGTGGTATAACGAGGCGTACTCTCTAATTGAAATCAACGATAACGGGCAACAGGTGGTCGATTTGCTGTTCGATGACTACGAGTACGAGAACATCCTATCCTCGGTCACGGTCAAGGGTCGGGTTGTCCTGTCTTGGCAGTATGGCGGCAGGCACGGCGAGCGGGGTATCCGCACCACCAAGTCGGTCAAGCGGCTAGGCTGTACCCTTATGAAGTCGATGATTGAGTCCCACAAGCTGATCTTCCAAGACTTCAACATCATTTCGGAGCTTTCGACTTTCATAAATAAGCGAAACAGCTATGAGGCTGATGAAGGCGCGAACGATGACCTCGTTATGTGCCTTGTCCTGTTCTCATGGATGACCAACCAGCAGTTTTTCGTTGACCTCTGTAATACCAATATCAAGGAAAAGCTTTACCGTGACCAGATGAAGCAAATCGAAAACGAACTCCTACCAATGCCGCTAATGAATGATGGACTGGAAAACGCCCAATTCATAGAAGACGGCAGCGTTTGGGACATAGTGCGAGATTAGAAAAACCTAAATAACTCAGCGATTCCTAAGTTCCTATCAAGGAGTAGACCCAAATGACATTTCAAGTATCTCCCGGCGTGAATGTATCCGAAGTTGACCTAACCACGGTAATTCCTGCCGTATCCGTATCGACGGGTGCCGTAGCAGGACCGTTCGAATGGGGTCCAGTGGAGTCAGTGCGCCAAGTTTCCAACGAACTTGAGCTAGTAAACACCTTTGGAAAGCCAAAGACCAACTCCGCGTTCACTTTCTTCACAGCCGCAAACTTCCTCGCCTACGCAGGTGACTTGCGCGTAGTCCGTTCTGCTAACAGCAAGAGCAACAACGCAACGGCTAACCAGAAGTCAACAACGGCGACGGCTACTTCTGACTATGTTGTTCAGATCAAGGACGAAAATGCCTACGTCGCAGGATTGACCGCTGCCTACAAAGGCAACACGGCATTTGTCGCACGTTATCCCGGCTCGCTTGGCAACTCGCTCAAGGTCGGTATTTGGGCAAACACGACTGTTGCGTTGTCCACTTGGGAATATGGTTCGCTCTTCGACAGAAAGCCGGGAACCAGCTACTTCGTAGCACAGAATTTCAATGCGAACGCAAACGACGAATTCCACATGGTTGTCGTTGACGAAGACGGCGCATTCACCGGATCCGCAGGAACCATCCTCGAAAAGTTTGCCGCAGTCTCCAAGGCTCCTAACGCAAGGGACGAGTCTGGTCAGAGCATCTACTGGCAGGACGTTCTATACCGTCAGTCGAAGTTCATTTACGGTGCTGGTCAGCCAGAAGACGTAACCGGTCAGGATACGGGTTGGGGTGTTGCTGTCACAGCAACGGGCGCAACCAACACCTACACCGATATGAGAGCAACAGAAAATACGTTCTCATTCATTCTCGGAACAGACGAGACTCTAACTGATGGTGACAACATCCGTGGCTATGATCCACTGAAGAATTCCGAAGCCGTTGACATTCAACTCGTCATGGCAGCAGGACACAATGCGACAGTCACGCTGGATGTAGTCAACAACGTCGCCGCAGGAAGAAAGGATTGCGTAGCATTCCTCTCACCAGCACTCGCAAATGTCCAGTCAACGACACCAACCACCGACGTTATCAACTATCGTAACAACTCACTATCCAATGTCTCGACTTCTTACGCAGTCATGGACTCCGGTTGGAAGTATCAGTACGACAAGTACAACGATGTGTTCCGTTGGATCCCATTGAACGGCGATATCGCCGGTCTATGCGCTCGCACGGATACGGATCGTGATCCTTGGTTCTCGCCTGCCGGATTGAACCGTGGGCAGATCAAGAATGTCGTCAAGTTGGCTTACGCTCCTACTAAGGCAAATCGTGACGAGCTATACAAGAATGCCATCAACCCTGTCGTTTCCTTCCCCGGTGAAGGCACGATGTTGTTTGGTGACAAGACTCTTCTTGGACGCCCATCGGCATTCGACCGTATCAACGTTCGTAGACTGTTCATCGTTCTTGAGAAGAGCATTGCCAAGGCATCACGTTCCAGCCTGTTTGAGTTCAACGATGAATTCACTCGCGCACAGTTCGTGAACCTCGTTGAGCCATTCCTGCGCACTGTACAGGGTCGCCGTGGTATCTACGACTATCGCGTAGTCTGCGACGAAACCAACAACACGCCAGAAATCATTGACCGCAATGAATTCGTCGGTGATATCTACGTCAAGCCAGCAAGAAGCATCAACTTCATCCAGTTGAACTTCGTTGCGGTTAGAACGGGTGTCGCCTTCGAAGAAGTCGTCGGCAAGTTCTGATAAATAAAGCACAGGCTCACAGGAGTAATCACAGATGTTTAACGTAGATCAATTCAGAACAGCGATGCAGAATGACGGTGCGCGTCCCAATCTCTTTGAGGTTGTTCTCGCATTCCCTAACTTCGTAGAACTTGGTTCTCAAGCAGCAGGAAAGTCGCGCTTCTTCGTCAAGACAG